AATGTAGAATGTTTTGAGTTATGAATATTTACATCAAGATCAACAACAGCACCTGCATTTCCAAACTGTTCATTTTCACGCAAAGGGATAATAGGGGCCTTGGTAGAAAGTAACTGAAATAATCTATTCATAGTATTAACTGAAAAAACCTTAGTAATTCCAGTTCCATCTGAGGAACTACCCGCAACATGGTGTCCTATCAACAAACCATCTCCATTAACGTACCAAGAGCCACAATATCCATTTCCATGAAAATCATATAATAAATCATGTGGTAATATAGCATTTTCAAAAGTCATGGTGGTGTAACCAGAAAATATATCCGACTTTCTAATATTTCCTATAGGCAAACAAGCCTGAGGAGTCATCAGAAAACCTTTCGTATTTTCCGATTTTGCCACAAGTGGAACATGTCTAAAAAAGACAGGAACACAATCATCCAATTTACAAATTGCAATATCATCAGCATCATTAGAATAAACAACAACAGCTTTAACCATATCATAACAAATATTACTGTTTTTATTAAAAACTTTGATAAAAAAGGGTTGAGACATATCACGAAAGTTATGTCTAACTACGGTAAAATATCTACCTGAAAACATAGCTGTAGAAAAACAATTAAAATCAGGAAAAACCATTTGAACAACGACACTATTTCGAGAAATAGAAGCCAAAGTATTATTAGGAGGAGTGGGAGTTTCTAAAAATAAATTTAAATCAACCTCTCCACGCCACTTATTAATCTCAGGTTGAGCTTTAACAAGTGAAGAATAATACTTTGGTTTCTCTCCCTCTTTCTGATTCGGCTTCTCAACATAAAATTTCTTACCTGTATAAGAAGTCATGATACCAGTTTTTGGATCATACTTAGCACCAATGTTCTCATAATCAGGTTCGCCTATTTTGGTTAACAAAAAATACGAAAAAATAAGAAAAGTAGCAGCAACAACAAACCACGTCATAGTAGAACGCGTGGCAACAAAATCACTAAGAGCACTCAACATATCAGAAAACTCTACTCTACTAGGAATAAATTTAGTTTCTCCAATATACGGAACTTCAAATAGAGGCATGTTAGCAGTAGGAACAATCCTACCCTTACGTTTAACCTCATCTACAATAAAATTAAGAATACTTCGGTGAGAATTTGCAGCAGGTAAAGATAAGATGGGCAACCAAGTAGGAGTTCTAACCCCTACTTCTCTACGAGATATATGAATGTCGCCAGTAAATTCACCATTAATAAAAGAGACTGAAGAAAAATCAAATAAAGTAACCCTACGGTATAAAGCTTCAACATCGGAAATAGGATCTATAGGAGTAATACGCAGATGAATGTTATTAGTAGTAGCTAAAATAAGTCTTGAAGTAAAACGCTTCAAGTCCTTATTTTCCGCCATAGCGCAATTAAGAGTGCATTGAGCAGTGGAAACCATATTTATCATATCGGCCCACTGATGCACTCCTTTTTGCCCTATATCGTCTACCATTAAAACATCCTCTCCGTCATATTGATCATAAAAATCCTTCTCCGCACCGTGAGAAACATGAGAGTAAACTGAATTATGAGTCTTTAATGACTCAACGAGCTGAAGCATAAGAGTAGTCTTACCAGTACCGGGAGGACCATAAAAAACACAAAATAAAGGTTCTACACGAGTAGTATCTTTACTATATAAGATCTTTTTATAAACCTTACAACCACGATCGTAAACATCCTTAAATCCATAAGGAAGTCTACCCACATCAAGTAATAATTCAGCTTTCCAAGCATTTAATTGCTTGAAAAATGTCTCATATTCATTTTGAAACTCTGGTCTGTAAACTAAATTTTTGTTTTCAGTAATTTGATGTAAATAAGAACTTAATTTATTTTTATAATAACAAGATTTTGAACAAGGTATGCATTGGGAAACGTATTCCAACATCTGCAATAAAGAATCCGGAGCACCAATAGATTTTGCTATTTGATAAGGCAAATCAATAATCCACATTAATGTAGACTCGACTAAATTTGACTCATCAAGCAACTTCTCCTTTGTGTAAAAGGGCATCTTGGTAATCAGCTTCCGCATTGAAGATGGTAAAATATTCTCCAAAATAGAAACAAACATCAAATTTGTTATTGCAGATTCTCCTCTAAATGAACTAATCTTTGCCTTAACACTAGTAAAAGCACTAGCAAAAGCACCAGTTAATTCACCAAGAGAAGGAACAATACGTGATGGAAAAGTAATAGACATCAAATGATTCACAAATTTGTAAGAAGAAACAAAAAGAGAAACAAAAAATAATGAAGTAGAAAGAGTAAGACCACACGCTTTAAAAGCGGCAACCTTACTACGAATATCAGATAAAGAGTTCAACAATAAAATAAAATCTAAAGAAAGCTGGGCATAACTAATAGCCTGTTCAGTAAAATCTACATATGAATTAACTTTAGTCAAAAGTCCTATAGCCAGAGCCAAGGCGTCATTGATGTTTCTAGGCACCTCAGACACTGAACTAATAAAATCCTTAACACCAGTGAAAAATCCCTCTGGCTGGTAGTCATAATAACGCACCTTCCTATCTCGATCGCGCACAGGTTTCATCTTATGTATATTTGCATATACACACAACGAAACCTTTTCGCTCTTAAGAGGAGAAAGTACCCTAACATGACCATCATCAAAAGAATGTACCCTGGCACCAAACTGCACCTTCATCTCTTCAGTGAAATGGTCCACCTTAACTAAATTTTTATGAATTAAAAGAAAATGATTTATGTTAGACATATTTGATTATGATTTAAAATTTATAATTTAAAATTTATATTAAGATTATGAAATTGAATTAGATTTGTACAGATACACTTGCTCAAGGTATATCCAAAATTTTGAAAATTAGGTTTATTTCGCATGGAACATTTGTCATTGCGATGCTACTCTGTAGCAGTCACGGGCATCTTCCCCCGTTCACATCACGCGTCCAACATTTATGATCTTAACTTACAAAATGCTGTAGCACGTGCACCGTCAAAACGCAGTGATTATTCACTTTCAAAAATATTTCTGTATAAAGCTTGTTATTCTCGCGACTCGTAGGAATTATGCAAAGCACCCACTGACAACCGCAAATAACAGGTTAAACCGTTCATCAAAATATAAAATGCTGGTAGGATTATGTTTGTGCTTTGCCGAAGCGCTACTAAAGAGCACACAACCACCCCCCTTGCCATACATCAATAAAAAGATTACAATATACGAAAATAAAATTTACTCGTCAGGCCAATCACATATACACCCTGTTGAGATTCTGCAACTATCAAATTTTTCCCACAATTCCGAAGAATCGTTCCGCGAGACGTTTTTGCTTCCGGTTCAATCGTACTGAGCGTACGACCCATCCCACGCACGCTACTGTTTACGTAAAAATTTGATTATGCCATAAATATATATATAATAAAAATAAAGAAATAAATATTTTTGATTTTTGTATTTTATTTTATTAAATTAAAGTTGAGTTAAGTTATAAGAAAGAGAACGCACATTTGACCAACAACTAGAAGTATCCAAAGCAGTGGGAGCAGCAAGAGCGGGTGAAACCTTTACTCGTGGGGGACCACAAAACACACCAAATTTAGTTTCATCTCCAAAAGCAACATAAATATCAAAATAATTCTCGACTGTAGAAAAAGTATTTTTATCAAAGGCAATAATTATAGCTCCATATAAGTTGTGAATTGTATTAGGAAAAGAATTTGAAGCCATAATAGTATAATTCATAGAAGTGGAATAAGGAATCTCAATCTCAGCTGTTTTCTGAGTTGAATTTAAAACATTAAATTGCAAATTAGGTCTTGTACGGTTAATGACAGTAGTATCAGGAGAAAGTCCAGAAACTATTTCACCAATAGTAGTAACATAATTTGTATTATTTGTAAAAGGAGGAACATAATAAACGCGCGCTGAAGCAGTTGGTGTATTGCTTCTCAAAACAATTTTAAAACGCATAGGTCCACGAATAGCTTGATACATAGCACTAATATTTAAGAAATGATTATAGCGAGTAGGACAGATAGTCGTCATACTAACAACAGGATCACGAAATAAAGTAGCGATAGAAAAATTTTGATATTTTTCATCTGTTGACGTGTCAAACACACCAGTATAAACTAAGGTATATTTCTTGAGAGTTTCCGCCAACGAAACGACTGATTTGTCATTTACGTCAGTACGGAAATTTAAAGACGAAGAAGGAGACAAAATATTTACATCCTCCTGCATTTGAACAGCAGTAGGATCGCTAAAAAGAGACTCAGCG